ATTGCTTTTCTTTTTCTATTTCTTCGTACTGTTGTTTGATATTATGGTCAAGTTGTAATATAAGTTTATTCTGTGCTTCTATATCCATTCGGCACCTTTGGATTTCTTCTTCAAGCTCCATAATCCTAATTTCACGAGATTGGATTTGGGAAAGAGCAACAAGTTTATCTCGTTCATACTTCTTAATAAATAAATTTCTATTTGTAGGAAATAAGTCTGGCATTAAATTATGTATCCTAATATAGTACCTTCAAACTCACCAAAAAGACCAGTAGCAAAGTGTGTTATTTTCAAAGTAACAACATCGCCTGCTACGGCAACATAAGCAACTCGGTTAAAATCTAAATTAAGCGTCGGCTGAGCGACACTTGATCTTCCTGCCAACTTTGGCAAGCCGTTAACATATAACTGAAACTTTCCATGAATATCGCCGCTCGCCACAAAACCTGTAGTATAAAATGTTGTAGAAACTGGTACGGTATAGGTTGAGATCGTAGTATCAATTGAAGATGGAACTAAAGTAACAGTTCCATAATTCACTACAGGAGTTCCAGGATAGGCTGCTGCAGGAATACTCCTAGTAACTAAGCCATATTCGGTGCCAGTAGGATTAGTGGCGAGCACTCTGGCTATTTCAGTTTTATCTTCGCCTGTAAGAACTATGCGCGGCTTTTTACGTATAAAGGGAGCAGTTAGGAAGACATTGGACGTTTCGTCCATTTGATCGCCTCCCGGTATGTTCGCTAAATTAAGTGTCGTAAAATCGTCAGCCATATTGATTCCTTAGAATTATGTTTACACTATATATAATTTTAAATGTACGAATCGCCAATTAAACAAGGAGAGCGGCTTTACATTTGTTTTGTTTGCGGCTCGCCTTTTGCTGATTTAGATAAATACAAGGAACATATTGTAAAGAACCATGACGAAGGAAGAGAGTGGGTAAAATGCCCTCTATCTCGTTGTGATTTTCCAGTTAGGGATGTACGAGCACATTTTAAAGTATATCATAAAACTGAAGTTGTTCCGAAGAATTGCCAATTGAAAGCACTAATTTGGACAGATGTGCGCAGCCCCAGAAAAAGGCGCAAAAAAAGTTCTTTCAAGGAAGGTTATTTTATCAGCTTGAAAAATCATGGAGCTAATTTGCACTATCGAAGCGGTTATGAAAAAGATGTGTATGAATGCTTAGAAGATTTAAATGAAGTTTTATCTTATCGAGTAGAACCATTTGGAGTTAAATATTATCTAAACGGCGAAGAAAAAACTTACTTCCCTGATTTGATCATTCAATTTGGCGACCATTTTGAAGTATGGGAAATCAAACCCGATAATCAAAAAAGGTATGCAATGAATCAAGCCAAGTGGAAGGCTTGTAATGAATACTGCTCAGTTCGTGGTTGGAGTTTCATGGTACTTAATGAGTATGGGATTGGCACATTGAAAAAAATGGTTAAAAAGAGAAAAGCAGTAGATAGTTTGAAAAAGAGCGCATTATTTCAGGAAGGTTAATTTATAGTTGATGGCATTTTGGTTGCCTCCAAACTAGCCTTTCTCTTAGCAAGTAATTCTTTGGCCCGCAAACTAGCGATTGATGCTGGTATTTGAGTAGAAGTTGGTTTCTTTTTCTTATCAGCTATTTTGTCCCAGTATTCACTTGGAACATCACTCTCCTTTTGCACAGAGCAGCCTTCTGTTTGCAAATTCTGCCATTTGTTTCTGTACAAACGCTCAAACAATCTGATCGCCTCTTGCTCAGTTTCAGCAAGAAACACTGCAATTGGCAAACCATTTGTGTCAAAAAACATGAACGGAACTACCATAAGGTATGCCTCATTACGCTTTATTTAACACTTCGAATGATAAATACCTTAGTCATCCAAAAATCGGCTTATGGAACACAAATGACATAAAAGAGGCTGAAGAAATGCTTACTGCGGCGAAGGAATATGTAAGTGCAATAGGGCTAAGTCACTTAGCTGATTTATTAATTATACGAGAATTGCAGGGAGAAAGCAAGACTGAAAAAGTCTTTCTCAACATAAAGGAGAACAATGAAAACAATTAGAAGTAAGGGGTTAGGATGGGTGCCTGACAAACCTGATAGGCGAGACCTTAGATGGGCTCCAAAAAGTTATTATTCACTTCAAAATTTACCAGAAAAAGTAGATTTAGAACCGCAATGTCCTGAAATTTGGGATCAAGGCGCTCTAGGAAGTTGCGTGGCTCATGCTTGTGGAGCTCTATCTAAATTCTTGCAAATGAAGGAGCACGATCCCGAAATATATACACCTTCTAGATTGGCGCTTTATTATTGGAATCGAACTTGGGATGGGAACGAAGGTTGGGATGCAGGGTCTTCTATTCGTGATGGTTTAAAAACGCTTTATACTTATGGCGATCCAAAAGAAGAATTGTGGCGATATGACGTAAACAAATTCATCGAAAAACCGCCACAGCCAGTTTATGACAACGCCGCATCTCATAAAGTTGCTTTATATGCTAGGCTTCCACAAGAATTGAATAGTTTAAGAGCCTGTCTTGCCGAAGGATTTCCTATAGTCTTCGGTTTTAGTGTTTATAGCAGCTTTGAGCCTGACCAGTCCGGTGTTTGTCCAATGCCGAGTACGAGCGATAGACTCGAAGGAGGACATGCCGTCATGATAATTGGGGTAGATATGGCCACCAGAATGTTTAAGATAAGGAACAGCTGGGGAAAAGACTGGGGTATAAACGGACACTTCTTTATGCCATTTGATTATTTGCTTTCTCCAGATTTGGCTGATGACTTCTGGGTTGCGAAAACTATTTATCCATGAAAACTTTTGATCAATTTATTACGACTGGAAGCAGAAGTTGATTTGCGGTGGCAATAACCTTCTCTAGTCCCTAATCATGACTTTGCCAAAGTGGAATATTCCATTTTTGGGCCTGAATCCAATCCCAAATCTGTGAAGCAGACTTCTTCTCGGAATAAAACTATCCGGATCAAGTACCATTGGACTTGCACTTAGCGGCACATAATTTACATAAATAAATCCAGCATCAAACTGATCTTCGCCCTTATAGCCGATAAGGAGCTGATTGTTAAGTGATGGATTAATGATTAAATTAAATGTGTCCCAGAAATAACTAGCAGTATCATCTGCTTCTATTCCTAAGAGTTTTGCTATTTCTTTAGATGCGACAATCCAATTGGCTTTTTTACCTGTTTCTGATTTTATTAACTTGGACACATTAATGATTTGTTTTTCTAAGTTCTTTTTTCGAGCAATTATGCCAAATGCAGCAGCAGCTAAAATTCTTTTAATTACATCAGCAGTTATTTCTTCTTGAATATCTTTTGCTAACTTTACAATATCTTCTATATCAAGGTTAGTTTGTGCTCTAAGGTCTTTGACTGCTTCATAAATTAGTTCAGAACGTAGTTTTTTTGTATAGACAACAGGGCTGCTAGGATCGGTTTTTAATCCCTTTCTAGTCTGCCAGTAAGCTGGTCCAGTAGGCCCTAGATATGTCCAACATTGGCACAACTTTCTGACTGGCCAGGTCTCGTTAAATATTCGTCTAACTAATGGAATGCTAATTCGCTTGAATTGCGACATATTATCGCTATGGTCAAGATCGTTCATCAGACGTTGATTTTCCATTAAAAGGGATAAATCTAAAGCGAGCCATTCATCGCCTTCTGGGATAAAATTATGACTTAAATTTAACCATTTTTGCTTGATTTCTGATCTTGTTATTAATTCATTTTCTAACTTGGGATGTAATTGTTCCATGTTTTAACTTAGTCATTTGAAAATTAAAAGTTGGTTCTTTTCACTGATATATTTATTGTTCCCAGTTTCAAGCGTAAACCATACATCAAATAAGCCGCAATCGAAGTCCTCAGTATCAAGCTTATAATAACCAAAAACTTTTTCTCGATAGTCCATTGGGGCATCTTCAATGATCAATCTTGAATCTTCATTCTGTGGAGTGCAAGGGCCGCATTTTTCAGCAATAGAGATTTTAAGATCACCTAAAATAGCTAGATTGGTGTAATAACGCTGTAAATCAGTCGCTCTTGGAACATTTGGAACTACTTCTACAATAAGCCACTGCCTGCTTCCTTTAACCAATCTGTTTGGCTGGAAATTAAAACCGAAGTCATAAACCACAGGAGTAACTGTCGTAGTCCAAAGATTTGGATATACGGTAAAGTTATTTTCAACTGTAGTGGGCTGGTCGGTACTTTCAAAAGTTACCGTCCAAATATCTAAATAATTCCCAATTGTGTAAAGTGGGCCTTCTAGAAACAAATCAGTATAATAATTTCCATCCTCTGTGTTGACTATAGAAGTGCCGGGAATGCTTGTGACTAGAACTCTGCCATCTAAATTTTCTGGAGTTTTATGATTTGTATCAAGAAA